ACCAGGTGTGTTAACAATGACGAATGGAAAAAGAAGAATTATTATCTATTAGATCATATGCAAAATTTGAGAGGTGTCTCTCATGTTGCTGTCAAAAAGCAATTGACACAGGTAAAATTGTCAAAGGTTATGATCTGAAAAAAAGAAAATCATTCCTTCAATTGCTGATCAGGAATACGGCTTTGAGGTTTCAATTAAAAAGATAAACGAGAAAATAAAAGCACAAATATCTCAAAAGGAATTGGATGCTTATTCCGGTGTAGATGTGATTGAGATTCAGATTCAACCTGACGATACTGCTCCGGAAGCTGACAGAAAGGGAAAGATAATCAAAGCCCAGCTCGATTTGTTGAAGCTGAAAATGCAAAGTAAAGAGCTTATAAATAAAGAAGAGGCGTACAAAGAAATGTTTGCGTATGGCAAAGAAATAAGAATGAGTCTTCAGGCGATTCCTGATCGTGTCATCGATGAATTGATTTCGTTGCCCAGAAACAAAGCGCACAAATTATTATCGGAATGTATAAATGAATCACTCTTAAAACTTACTTCGAATGCTGATTAAAGGATTTTTAGACGGTCTGCGCCCGGATCCCATTCTCTCGGTCAGTGAGTGGGCGGACAATCACCGACTTCTCGACAGCAAAAGTTCGGCAATGCCGGGACCATACAGGACTTCTGTCACTCCCTTTTTAAAAGAGATCATGGATAACCTTGGTGAATATTCTGATGTTGAGGAGGTGATTGTAATGAAAGGCGCTCAGCTGGGGGTCACAGAAGCCGGCTTAAATTGGATTGGCTATACCATTGATATTTCTCCGTGCCCCATGCTGTTTGTGGAGCCGACAAAGGAAGTGGTTGAATTGGTGTCAAAAACAAGGATTCAGCCGATGCTTGAAAGCTCTCCAACACTTGTGAAAAAAATAGGACCGGCAAAAAGTAGAGACAGCAGTAACACGCTCACAAAAAAAGAATTCCCCGGCGGTGTACTGCGGTTAGCTGGCGCTAATTCTGCGGCCGGACTCAGGAATATGCCGGTAAAAAGATTGATGCTCGATGAAGTGGATGCGTATCCAATTGATTTGGATGAAGAAGGAAATCCGATTGATCTGGCAAAGAAAAGAACATCGACTTTTGCAAAGCGAAAAATATTCATTCTATCAACACCTACCGGCAAAGGGACATCTGTGATCGAACCAATGTTTGAAAGTACAGATCAGAGGTATTATCACATTCCCTGTCCACACTGTGGAGCATACCAGCGGTTGAAATGGGAGAACCTTTGTTATGAATACAATTCAAAGGCGAAGATTGCAACTGATGTGTATTACAGATGTGATCACTGCGGTGATCATATTCTTGAAAAAGAGAAAACAAAAATGCTGGCTGCGGGTCAGTGGGTTCCGGAAGCACCGGAAAATCAAAATAGAAAAAGAGTCGGTTATCATTTAAATTCAATGTATTCACCATTGGGTTGGAAGAGCTGGGAGGACTTGGCGGTTGAATTTGAAGAGGCCCGGGGAGATATTCCGAAAACAAAACATTTGTCAATACATCACTTGGACTGACTTATGAGGAAAGTGGTGATAAGCCCGAATGGGAATCTTTATATAGCCGCAGAGAAGATTATCCTGTAAACAAAATACCAACCGATGAAATCGTATTTCTGACTGCAGGTGTGGACATACAAAAGGACAGAATTGAGCTTGAAATAGTCGGATGGTGTCGGGGAAAGATTTCATACAGTATAGACTTCAGGGTGCTGACGGGCTACGTGTCCGGGGATGGGTCTTCAAAGGTTTGGCAAAAACTTGATGCTGTGTTAAACGAAACTTGGGAAAAACCAAATAAAAACAGACTCCCAATCAGAATGATGTGTGTGGACAGCGGAAATTGGGCTTCTGAAGTATATTCTTTCTGCAGAAAGTATCCTCAGTCGAGAGTAGTACCTATAAAAGGTCGGGACAATCAAAGTACAATTGTGTCAGCTCCCAAAGCGGTCAATGTGAGTCGCAAGAATAAAAGTATTGACGGAGTGAAGGTTTGGCATGTTGGAGTCAGTATGCTGAAGGCCGAATTGTACGGATGGCTTCGACTTGAGCACGGAATGCCGGGGAGCTGTCATTTTCCGCAGTATGATGAAAATTATTTTAAAGGACTTACGGCCGAAGAACTTATTTTGACTAAGAATAAAAATGGACACACGGTCGAGAGGTGGGTGAAGAAATTCAAACGAAATGAACCTTTGGACACCAGGATATATGCCCGGGCAGCTGCGCATATGGTAGGAATGGATTCCTTTACAGACCGGCATTGGGATGTGTTAAGAGGTAAAGCAGCTGTTCCCGGATCACCAGGGAAGCAGAGTGGTGCAAAAGCGAATTCAAAAAGAAAATCAAATTTCTGGTAGCATGGAAAAAGAGATCAAAATAGCAATCATTAAATTATTGCCATTTCATGAGCTTGCAGTAAATGCCTGCTTGTCTTATTTTGATTTAACGCGTGATGAGCTGGTTGGGGAAACATATATTCGGAGTCATTCCGAGAAAAGAGCGCTTTTGTTCACCTTGTTGAAAAGCGAAGGTAAATTCACCCCCAGTGATATTGCGAATCTGTTTGGCACAACGCGACAAAATGTATCCTATTCGATAGAGTCATTCGAAATCAAGAAAAATATATACTTGCGTAATACTTGCGATTACAGAAATGTAAAGTCAATCTTTTTACATTTGTTAAAACAACAAGAGGAATGTCTTCAGAATCTTTCACAATAGAGCAATACAACGCGCTAAACAGAGCAATAGCCCAGGGCACACTTACAGTCACCTACGGAGATAAAACGGTTGAATACAGATCACTTGATGAAATGCTCCGGATTCGGAATCTCATGATGGCTGAGCTCGGCCTTGCAAAACCGGGAGGAAGAAAACTTGCTGCATTTAGTAAAAGCTGGAATAATGAAAAATAAAACGACGTAAATTTTATCGATCGAATCATCACATTTTTGAATCCCGCATGGGGGCTTTCCCGGATTCAGAACAGAATGGCAGCCGGAACGCTGATGAGACATCAGTCATACGAAGGGGCAAGAAGGGACAGGCGTACAAAGGGTTGGAATGTGAATGAATATGAAGAAGCTGCGTTATTGAGCGAAATAAAAACACTAAAGAACCGCAGTAGGGACCTTTATAGAAATAATACTTATTCGTACAGGGCGCATAATTCGATCGCAAACAACACTACCGGAACCGGTATTGTTCCGGCTATAAAAGACGATCGGCTAAAAAAGGTTTGGAAGGATTGGGCCGGCGATATCGCCGTTGATTTTGATGAAAATCTGAACTTCTATGGAATTCAAAATTTGTGCATGAGAACGTTGAGCATGCATGGCGAGGTTTTAATTTTGCGGATAAAGGCAAATAAAAATGAAGTCGGCAAAATTCCGCTGGAGCTGAAAGTTATTTCTACAAAATTTCTTGACTCAAGCAGAGACACGTCTTTATCAAAAAATGGTTACATAAGCGGCGGCATTGAGTTCGATCAAAACGGAAAGAAAAAGGGGTATTGGATTTTCCCCATAGATCCGTCTGTTGATTACAGCGCAAGTAAATTTTGGAAGAAAGAAGATGTTATTCATTTGTTTTTTCAAGATGAACCGGGGCAGATACACGGAGTTCCATTTGGATCTTCGTCAATCATCAGCTTGCGGGATTATGACGATTATTCCGATGCTCAGTTGATGAGGCAGAAGATAGCAGCTTGTTTCTCCGTATTTATCACCAAGACAGATGGGGAAATGATGGGCGGTTTGGAGCCTTCGGATGGAGATCAGCACTTGGAAAGAGTTGAGCCTGGTATCATAGAGCATTTGGAACCGGGTAAATCCGTAACCTTTGCCTCACCTCCTCCGGCGGAAGGATACGGTGAGTATTCTCGAAACGTTTTAACAGGCATTGCCTCTGGGTATGGAATGAGTTATGAGGCCATGACTGGGGACTTGAGTAATGTAAATTATTCGAGCGGTCGGATGGGGTACCTGGAATACCAGCGATCAATTGAGACGTGGCAGCATTTTATTCTGATTCCAAAGCTCTGCCGGGGTGTCTGGCGCTGGTTTGTAAACGCCGGAATTATAGCGGGTGTAGTCAATAAAGACACTGATCTGAATATCGAGTGGACGGCTCCGGGAAGAAAGATGATAGACCCTGTAAAAGAAGTGACCGGATTAAGAGACCAGGTAAGAGCCGGATTTATGAGTTGGCAGGAGGCTGTCCGTTCTTTAGGTTATTCTCCTGATGAAATTTTGGAAGAATTAAAAACAGCAGCCGTTGAATTCGACAAAGCGGGTGTTCAGCCGAAGTGTGATCCCCGTTTTGACGCTGTTAATTTAAGGGCGGAAAAGAATAAATAATGGCTGGAGATGGAATTCAGGTGCAAATCGACGTCGATCAGGCGATCAAAGAGCTTAAATTACGACTATCCAACAAAGATTTTACAAAAGCAGCTGTAAGAAGTATCAACAAGGGGATTTCTAAATCAAACACTCTCTTCAAGCGGCGAATTGCCTCAAAATACAATATAAAACAGTCGGATTTAAAGGATTCCATAAAACTAAAAAGAGCGAGTGGAAATCGTCTTGAAGGTATCATTTCCGGACGCACAAGCCCAATCAGTTTATCCAGATTCAATCCTGATTTTGTCCGCGGAGGGTTATTTTACTCAATCAGGAGCCAGAGGAATAAAGAAACGGGTAAGCGCAGTTTGGAGCAGCGAATGAAAAGAGCTTCAAACAGAAATTCGGGAATAGTAGGCGTGTCATTTGAAATCATTAAAGGTGAAAAGAAAAATATTCCTTACGCATTCATGACCAGTTCTGAAGGTAATTCGGGTGTGGCCAAGCAAATCTTTGCGCGCGGTAAATATTCGTCCAATAAATTTCAAAAGGAAAACAAGATATCCGATTGCAGCATTGAAAACAGTTGCTCCTTTTGGAATGATGACCAAAGAAGATGTTTCGGATGTTGTCGCAAGAGAAGGGCGGGAAACTGTCAAAAGAGAATTCGAGCGGCAGATAGAATTATTATTTCGCAAATAAAACGCAAGTAACCCTGTTAAAAAAATGTTTCTCTTTGTACTTGATGAAAAGAAATACAGTCAAATTGACGCCTGGTTTCATCCGGGCATTGGTGTCAGAGAATAGTTTTAACGATGCGGATAACACAATCGAAGTTGTATTCGCTACTGAAACACCCGTCAAGCGCTACGATTGGAGTCGAGATCGTTATTTTCATGAGATTTTAGACATCTCCCCCGAAGCAATAAATTCAGAACGTCTTTTAAGTGGAGCACCATTGCTCGACAGTCATAAAATATATGGCGGTGTGAATAATGTAATCGGCGTGGTTGAAGATTTTTCGATAGACAAATCCAAAAAAGAGGCAAGAGCGGTCATTCGTCTTTCGGATGAGGAGGATGACGCAAAAATCGTTTCAAAAGTGAAGAAAGGAATCATCCGAAATATCAGCGTAGGCTATACCGTCAGCGAATACACTATAAACGAAGATAAAGAGGTTCCGGAGTACCGGGCAACCAGGTGGACTCCCACCGAAATCTCATTGGTGTCAGTACCTGCCGATTTCAATGCCGGCGTAAGAAGTGAAAATCAAGAATATCAAATCGCAAATATTACAAATCACAGAACAATGGAAAATAAAGATCCGAAAAACGTTGAAAAGCGTGAAGAGGTGGCGACTCCTGCAGTTGCACCTGCGGAAACCAAAAAGGATGCCGCGCCGGTAGATGTGGCACAAGTGAGAACTCAGGCTGTCGCTGAAGAGCGTCAGCGCGTGGCCGACATTACCGAAGCTTGCCGATTGGCGGATTTGGATGATGATTTTGCCGAGAAAATGATTAATGACGGGGTTGAAATCGAGCAAGCGAGAAAACTGATCATTGAAGAGATGGCTAAAAAATCAAATCCTGTGCCGGGCGGTGTGTCTGTTACGGGTGATGAGTCTGAGAACACAAGAAACGCCATCATAGATGGAATCTGTAGCAGAGCCATTCCCGGATCCGTTGATCTGAAGGGGAATGTGAAAGCTGCTGAATATCGCAATATGCGTCTGTTGGATATTGCCAAAGATCGCTTGCGTGCAGCTGGTGAAAACTACAGTATGCTCAACGAGCAGGAGATTGTGAAAAAGGCGTGGGCGACTACAGATTTCCCGGCCTTACTGACTGCTACCTTCGACAGAACCCTTGTCGATTCTACGAAACCTCTGTGGATGAATGGCAGATGATTGCACGTCAGGAAAATGCTGTTGATTTCAGAGAGAAAACTGGCATCAAAGT